GGGACTTTACAATCCATGTTGGTAAGGGGGAATAGATTGCGTTCATAGGTGGGTACAATGACCTTATTGAAACGGGTAGTAGCTTGGGGACGAAGTTGATCGGATGTTTCGATATATTCTGCTGGAGAACCCTTACCAGCCTTGTACGGAGCAGTTCCATAAAGCATGGTATTGGGGCGAGAACCATAATTTAATTGACTGGGCTGAGGGTAAACGAATACCTCATCAGTCGCTTTTACACTTGGAAGGGCACCAGCGTTTTCAACAATTGAGAGACCAGGTTGGAGTTGATATGCCATTTATTATTACACGAGAATATTAATCTAACTATAGGTTCCGCCACCACCTCGCACACGACCACCACCTCGGGGACCTCTGATATCCCCATCACCACCAAGACCAGCGAAAGCCTCTAATTGAACACCACGCGCGTCAGGATTACAGTACTTGGAATCACTTTTGCACATGGGTCCATTCTTTGGTCCATATAACCACTCAGCAAATTGCGTTTGATCGCCTGGTATTTGACTCACAGGGTTCGTGACAAATTGCCTTTCTATAGCATTCTTCTGAAATTTGGGTAACGATGACCGAGAACGCCCTGAATCAAATGGAACACCTTGTGTAACAAATTCGTTAGGTTGGGAGTAATAACACGCCTCTAAACGATTGGGTGCGTCACTGTAATCGGTCATGAGCACGTTAGCCATGGGATTATTACGAGTTGGTTCCTGACAATCGGAACTCCTCTTCAATGAATGATTAAATGTTTCCTTCACCATGTTCGTCTTGTACAAAACAAAAATGACAGTGAGAACAGTCAACGCTAAGACATAGATCCTGGGATCGCGACGAATTAGAAATACGACGGTAGCAATATAAATTATAAATCTTGAAGCTGCGTTAATTCGATCTTCTGGTGTTTGTTCACTCGTTGGCCAAAATTGGGAAATTTGGTCACGCCGGATGAGCTGCTTAGGATCGTCGAACCAGGCCTTCATTTAATATACATTAAGGTTTATTTTTTCAGAAGACCCTGACCAGAGTCACCCATGCCACCCATCATACCACCAATCATTTTCATCAAGGCATCCTGATCAACATCACCATCTCCACTTTCGAGTTTATCTGCGCAATCCTTAGCCAGTCCCTCAATCATAGATAGTGTCTCGGCGGGGATAGAAATGATAGTGGTACCGAGCATGTATAGTGTCTGGAGATACTGCCATGTGGCTTCCTTTGTGTTTGGAGACAACTTGGACCAATACGACTTCACATCAAGCTCCTTGAGAAAATCGATATTTTCAATCTCCTTTAGGATAAACTGCTCATTCTTATCGGAGATATGCCCGGCGTAAGGGGTTACACCACTCATAAACCCATCCACGACGAGACGGGGGTTGGTAGTCTTCAAAAGATCGAACGACGTCAACATCTTCTTAATGCCTTTTTCCTCTGGAAGAGTCTTGTGCAATTCCACAAGAAATTGACCCATCATATCGTTGAACGCAGTAACGGATGCCATTTTCTTATTATAAACCTGTAATCTTTAAGTTTCAGAAAGGGTCTGTAGATATAGACTCCTTTTTACCTACACCATTAGAGATTATGAAAAATACGAGTATCGCATTTAATACGGCAGGTTTAGTGTATTTATTCAATTCTAATTTACCTTCATTATTGAGATGTGCTTTGAGGTGAATATACCCAGCAGTAATTAAACCCGCGATAAGAGCTGCACTGAGTGGGTCACGGAAATGTTCTGACAATGACTCCATTTAATTATAGGCAAGTTTTTTTGTACGCTGCTCTGGTGCGTCACCAAATAAAACACCTTCATCTTCACCCTGGGGTTGTGGTTGTGGCTCGGGCTCGGGCTCGGGCTCATCTTCGGGCTCGGGTTGCGTATGAACACCTGGAACAGTCTTGAACTCATTCGCGAGACCATGCATTTCCTCGAGTTCTTCCCCCTCGATTGGTGCAGTCTCCTGGGGGTTGACGGGTTCCTCTTCGATGGGCTCTTCTTCCATGGGGGTATCCAACTCATCAACCACATCGGGATCTATGGTATCTTCAATTTCACCGTCGAGATCGATATCCCTCGACTCCTGGGACATATAAGTTTGTAAAATTTGTTGAACGGGGATCAACTCTTTGACAGTGGTCTCAATGCCGGTACAAAAACGCATCGTCAAACTTTCGTCACGAGTGTATTCACTCTGTTCACTGTGGAAAATATAAGGGTCCTTGTACAAATCCTTGGCAATGTTATTGTAACATGTTTGAATGAAGACTTCATTCGTTGGTAATTTAAGTGAGATCTTCTTGTTATCCGCCTTGAGACGAACAGCTGAGAGAATCTTGGTGCACGCCACAAAGACGGCGGCTAAAAGGTCATTGAACCACGCACACCTATCAGCGATATTATCGGTGTGTTGTTTAGACATCGCGTTAGACCAATTGGGAACTTCCTTCAATAACTTCTGGAACATGATAAGAATCTTTCGACCCTTTGAAATCTTAACCGATTCCCTGTACATTTCATCAAAAACTTCAATCATAGGTGGGCACATGATGAGACATAACTGACCGAGGTATTCCTTTTTAGCCTCGACGAGTACGTTCAGATTGTCCATTTATGATTAATAGGGTTTTTAAAAAGCTTATTTCCTACGCAGCTCCCCTGTACTTGTTCGCTATCTTCTTAAGATTCATGAGATTTGGAAATCCTGAATCGTCATCGTCATCATGGTCATTCATTTCCTTTGCCCTCCTTGGTTTAGGCCATGCGACGTATAAATCAAAGTCACTCATAAACTCTACGGTAAAACCACCCCGTATAAACTGCCTAGCTACATAACGACACGCAGATGGTCTATCGAATACAGGGTATCCTATTAAAAATAGGGGAACGGTTAAAAACACCTGTTTATGACCAAATTCCACTGACTGTTTTATCTTGGAAGAAAACTGTTCGTAAATTTTGGTATAGATTTCCTTTTTAATCAGTTTTTTCTTTTCATCAATTTTCAGAATATCATTGATGTTGATCATTATAGTTACATCAACTTATTTTTAGCCTCTTCAAACTCACCCATGGTAGGAGTGGCAGCCTCCTTGACCAGCTCGAATTTAAGAAATTCCTTACCTGGTGCTCCATCGGTGAAAGCCTTTACGTTGCCGGGTTGTTCAATGTCAATCGGCTGGGTACGAAGAGATACGAGTTTCGTTGTATCACCCTTCACCTCGAATGAGGCTACTACCGAGAACCCATAGGAAAATCCACCCTTTTTCATGACCATGAACACACATTCGTAAATATCGTTTTCCTTACCAGCATGTTTCTTAATTTTAGCAGTTTCTATGATGTATGTGGGTGCACCGATGCGCTTGGAAATCTCAGTGTTTGCTTGAATGGTGAATGTTTCCATCATATCATGATTCACAGAAGCCTCAACCTCCTTGTAACCGGATAGGTTTGGTCTGGGGTCGTTGAGCCGTATGTAGTCTACAGGTTTGCTGTATCCTGAAAGTCCGAAAATCTCAGTGAATGATTCACGCCTGGTCAATAAAATCACCAAGACGAGAAGGGCCAAAAGTATATATACCTTCATCTTTACTATAGTGCGTTAATATTTTTTTACTAAATACCGTATAAATATTAGATGTCGCTACTTATCTACAGTCCAAGGTGTAAACACTCAATGGATATTATCGAGTATATCAAAAGTCAGGCGCAATTGAAACAGCTCGTACAATTCCATAATGTGAATACACAGGGGATACCTAGGAACTATCAAAATAAGATCAATCGTGTTCCCACGATGCTGACTAAAAATGGAAAGATTCTTGTGGGGAACGAAATAAAGAACTGGTTAGACTCACTCCTACCAAAGAAGGAAATTGAGCATGGAGGTTTTGGGGGTGCTTATTCTATGACCAGTCTAGATGGTAACGAGAAGGATGCGGATATGTTTTATTTAGACAACTATGGACAATCTCTCCAACCTGCGATGACTAAAGAACTAGAGGAAAAAATAAGTAGAGATGTGTCTAAGGGTATGGCATATAGTGATTTAAAGATGTGATACTCCACATGTGTAGACATGAAATTAGTTTCGATACAGGCTTCCGCCTTTAAGTCAACTTTCGAAGTGTTAAAGGATATACTCAACGATGTGAATATTTACTTTAGACCACAAGGTATGTATATTGTTACACTCGATACCGCTCGAACGTCTCTCATAGACATGTTCTTAGCGTCTGACAACTTTGAGGAATATCAATGTGATCAGGAAGAGATTATAGCTGGTATCAACATTTCAAATACGTTCAAGTTACTCAAAACAATCACAAACAATGATGTTCTTCAAATTGAAATTACATCGAAAGAATACATGGATATCACGATCACGAGTGAATCAAAGAAGACGAGTTCGAAGTTTCAGCTTAAATTACTGGACATTAATGAAAGTCGGATAGAAGTTCCCGAGGTTGAAATGTCCACCGTGACCATTCTACCTTCATCAGACTTTCAGAGACTGTGTCGTGACATGTACAATCTTGGTCCAGAGATTGGTATTACCCGTGACGGTAAACAGCTTAAGCTCAGATGTGATGGTGACTTTGCGAATCAAGAGACGTGTATAGAATGTCCCGAAGAAAGTCCATGTATTACAGGTTTATACAGTCTAAAATATTTGAATATCTTTACAAAGGCGACGAGTATGTGTGCGTCTGTGCAAATTATACAAGAAACTGGAAACAGGTTTTTGATTTTAAAGTATAACGTCGCAAACTTGGGCGAGCTTAAATTTTACTTGGCAACTAAGGTATCCGAAGATCTGTTGTAAAGTTATCGAGTGTAGATACAATTTTTGACATACCAAATGAATTTTTTATAATAATTTTAGGTAAATACTCCTTCAAGTATGATCGTTCATAATATAAAAATTGATCGATCGGAACTTTTTGGGTATGGAAATCGCAACGAGGACCCGTATATCGTTTCACCTTTTCAGTAATATCTCTTATAGGTTTATCATCATGATCGACTAACCAGGCACTACTCAAAGGAATACTAAAATGCATACTTGTATCTTCATTTACACCCGGCATGAAATTTATATCATTTGATACAGCGGTGTACATCTTACCATTGAAGTAATATTTCACTCGTAGAATAATATACTTGACATTCTGTGGGACACATGTGTGTATAATGTCTTTGTCGGTAACATCCGTGTAATACTCGGTTAATATATCATCTTCCCAGTCTTTACTTTCATGTTTCCAGAATTCATCTTCAGTCTTGTATTTTATGTCGGGATCAATTTCATATTCCAAAACTTTAGAAATGATGTGATAGTCTGGATATGTGGTTAATTTTTTATAAAAGTATAAAAGACTACTTAAAAGTTTAAAGAGCATTTCTATATAACGAATGGAAGGGAATTTTTTAAGTAGATATAACAATAAATTGGATGAATGGACAAAACTAATAGAAAATGACCCGAGTAATCGTAGACGATATGAAAGCGAAATGTCAGATTACATGATAAAATGTATGCCATTCATGAATTTACACATAGATGATGGTGAAGATAAAATAAATACAGACAATGTATTTAATGTCAAGGAAACGGTAGGTCTAAAAAGAAAAGATATATTTACAGATTATCTTGTTGAAGTTGAAAAACAAAACATATATCGACCGATACAAAAAACAGTTCAAGTATGTACGAACTGTCCAGATAGTAACATTATTCATTACACACAAACCGCTGATTTAGTGTGTGACGGTTGTGGATTAATAGTCGCTAGAGCAATCAGTGAAGAACTGACATACAAAGAAGAACAAGAAACATCCGAAAAAATTGTAAACTATTCATACAAGAGGGAAAATCACTTCAATGAATGGTTGTCACAATTTCAAGCACAAGAGACGACCACCATACCCCCAGAAGTCATGGACCAATTACGCACCGAACTCAAAAAGATGAAGATTAAGAAGGTGGAAGATATTACACATGCGAAAGTGAGGGGGTTACTCAAGAAACTTCGATTGAATAAATACTATGAACATGTACCCTATATAGCCAATATTCTCAGTGGTATTAAACCCCCAAATATGCCGCAAGAATTGGAGGAATATCTT